TGGTGGGGTTGCTGCTGGTGGGGTTGCTGCTGGTGGGGTTGCTGCAGGTGGGGTTGCTGCAGGTGGGGTTGCAACGGTTTCTCCAGTACAAGGTCCATAGATGTTAATACAAGAAGCTGGTGTAATACAATAAGTACGTGTTCCGCCGTTACCACAAGCTTCTGTTCCAGATCCATAAGGACAACATCCCGAAATACCACAAGGACTACTTGTTGTACAGCCTGATGATGCAGGTGGGGTTGCTGCTGGTGGAGTTGCTGCTGGTGGAGTTGCAACAGGTGGTGTTCCTGGCTGTTGGTCTGATCCAGCAATAGGACAATTTGGATATCCACTAGTTAGACAAGTTACATTGAATCCAGTTCCAGATCCAGAAGCATTGGAAGGTTGTTCGCTAAATTGACACTGTGTATTACCTTGAACTGCTTGCGTACAATACCAACGAGTTGCAGTAGCAGGAGCACAACATTGCCAATTAGTTGGTATGTTGTAAAGTGTATGGTTTCCAAGATATAAAAGACCTAGTTCGCTACAAGTGTAGCTTGTAGGATTAGTATATTGTCCTGGGCAAGTTTCTAAGTTTGCTGGCGGGGTTGCAGCTGGTGGAGTTGCGGCGGCAGTTGATTGACATTCTGGATAAGTTGTTTGGAACAAACATTGACGAGAGAAACCAGATCCAGATCCAGAGTTATTATATCCAGGCTTTGAATAACCGCAATTTCCTACGCCTCCGCCGTTGTAAGATTCAGTACAATGCCATTCAGGAGCAACTGCGGCCAGTGAACTAGCAGAGTTGCTGCTATATGTTTTTTCTGTCATTCTTAAGTCAGTACCCATAACCTTTACGCTAGAGGTTATGGTTTTATTATCATGCTGTGTGCCAAAATTAGCTAAGTCTAAGTTGTAAGTGTAGTTTTCTATTGGAATCCCGTTAGCATACCACTCATATATATACATATAAATATATGCCGAATTTGACCAGGTTCCAGATGTAGATACAAATACTCTTCCGTCTGAAGTTGAAATTGATGGTGCCACTTGATTAACAGGCTGAGGATCTGTTGGATATATTACACTAAGTGCTGGAGATGAAGACCATGAAGTTTCTGTAAATCTTTCAACTGAGCCATTAACGGTTACAGTAAATGATCCGTAAGTAGTTCCGCCTGTTCCAAATCGTTCTATGTCGATTGATGTAGTTGAGGCAGTATAAAATGGGAACGAGCTTGCATAAACTTCACCATTGTTATACACAGTCCATGATGTAGGCTGAACTAAATTTGTAGACCAAGTTAATCTTCCTCCCCATGAAAAAGATTGCATGCTAGCGGATACAGAAGGCTTAAATGGTTTTAAATCTGATACTGAAGCATTTCTTCCATATCCAGATAGTGATGTAAGTCCAGAAACGTTAGAGCCATTAATTGGATTTATTAAAATTCCAACTGAGCCGCTTGCTGAACCAGTGTCAAGTGTAACTTTATTTACGCTACCATTTACACTATAAACTCCCTTTGTAGAATCTGTGTTATTTACCAAACTAGAAATTTCTGTAAATGGAACTTGTGATCCTTGATACTGCATATAATAATCTGTTGCGGCTACTGATTTTAGCCAAGTAAACTCTACTATTCCATTAGAAACTATATTAACGGATATTGGATTTAATTTAGCTGGGCCAATTACTGGGCTTGATGGTGTGTATACTGGATTTAAGGTTGCGCCGACAGCGTTTATTGCCGTCACCTTACATCTAACAGTATAACCAACATATTTTAGTTGTTGGCTAGAATCCCATTCGTCTTCAGTCAATGATAAAGAACTTGATGTTTTATCAAGTATGTTTGACCAGTCTGATGTAGGATAAGGAGCTTTTTGCCATTGATATTGAAATGAGGTTGGTGAATTTTCCCAAACTCCATTTGAAACAGATATAGTTTCTTCAGCAGCATATAAATAAGTACCAGCCTGAAGTGATAGTGATGGCAACGTTGTATTTACTGGCTGTAAGTCTAATAGAGATTTCCACTCAGAGCCATTCCATATGTATGCCGCTTTAGAATCATTCCATGATGAACCATCATGAACTTGAATCTTTTTTAAAGGATTCCAGCTGGAACCATCAAAAATGTTTAGCGGCATTTCAGGCTCCTTAATATTGTATGTAAATGTCTCCAGCAGAATTACCGCTTGAAGGTGGTGTTAAATCTGTGCCATATTTAATTTTATTAGAGCTAGAAGAAGAATTACCATTTATGTATGTTCCGTTGATGCTGGCTTTTTCTGAAATAGATGTTGTTATTGCGGTTGGAATTGCAGACTCTAGTATTTTGCTGTCTGAACCAAGTCCTGCATAACCACCTGCAATATTTCTGTCTGATACAAGTGCGTATGTCCCAAGAGAGTTGTTGATTCCATTTACGGCTGTATCTGTATAAGTTTTTGCTTCTGTAAGAGTAGAAGTTAAATTAGCTGATGTAGCATAACCAGGAACTATTGTTCCGAGTGGGAGAGTAACTGTGCCAGTAAATGTAGGAGATGCAATTGTGGCATAAGTTGATGCTGCTGTTGTTATTGCTAACTTTGTTCCAATTGAAGTTGTTAAAGCAGATGCTGCTGTTTGATCAGCAGTAATATAATCAGAAATTTCTTTGAGTGTATCAAACGATGTCGGTGCTGCGCCAACAACATTAGCTATTGCTGCCGAAATATCTGAAGTTCTGGCAATTGTAGATGGAATTATTGAATCTTGAATTTTAGAATATGAATCTAGCCCAACAACTCCTCCAGAAACATTAACATCTGATAGGGGAATATAGTTGGTTAAATCGTTATGAATTTCTGTTCTTAAATCGTCGACGGCTCCAAGTGCGGCCCCCAAAGAAGCTGTACGTGCGGCATTTGTAGCTGTAACGGCTCTAGCATTAGTAAAATATAAATTAGATCCTTCTGGCAATTGAGATGTTGATGAAATTGCAGAAGGTGCTGTAAAACTAGCTAAAGAAGTATCTACATATGATCTAGTGCTAGTAATTAGAGGATCTACTATGCTTGATACTCTTTGATTTGTAAAATATAGTCTCGATCCTTCTTCTATATCAGAAGTTGTTAAAGAATTAATTGCTGTATTAGTAAAAGTTTCGGAATCTGCTTTTGATGTTGCAATAGCCTGATTAAGTTTGTTTGTAGCATCAGTTGCCGCAGTATTAATTGCGTGTGTCATTTTGGTATTAGCGTCTGCTTTTGCATCAATAAAAGCTAAAGCAGCGGAGCCAGCTAAATCATAAACACCTTGTGAAGCGTTTATTGCTCTGGCATTTGTAAAATATAAATTAGTTCCTTCTTCAATGTCAGTTGTGCTAATTGCATTTATTGCATTTTGTATAGCTAAAACCGCTTCAGTATCAAGCGATATCTGATCTGGAATTTGAGATAAAGGTATTTTGCCATCTGAGTTTAGTGTTGCAACTCCGTTTGCTTGCCCTGGTTTAAAAGCATAATTTGTAAGGGAATTCCATCTTTGAGTTCCATTTCCAATTTTAAATTTAAGTGTATCGGTTTCTATTCCAACTTCACCGTTTAAAAGTAATGGGTTGTTTGCTGTCCAGTTTGCTGCTATGTCTCTTCTTAATTGAATTTTTAATGCCATTATGAATTTCCTCCGTCAAGTGATGGTGCGTCAAAATCTTCAGAGCCTCCGCCACCAGTTCCTATTTCTACTACGTCTTGTGCGGTTCCGTCAAAAAGTCCTGCGTCAAACAGTGTTTCATCTACAAAAGTTGGTGTAGATAAAACGTTGCTTGGATTTCCTCCATCATAACCAACAATTTGTGGTAGCGATAGTTCTGGAGTATTTGGGTTAGACAAAGATTTAAATTCAATTTGATTTTGAATATCAATTGTATGTACATCCCCATCAAATGTGTGGGTGTGCATGTAGAATGGCGTTGGATCTGTACTTGGTGGAGTAAGCTCTATCCAGGTAGTTCCATTGTGAACACGTAAATTTTTAGTTACGGTGTTGATGTATATTTCACCAACTTGTCCAAATATTGGGTCTGCTGACAAAGCTAAGAGTCTAAGTGGTACTAGCATTTGTCTTGACATTATTAACCTACTACAACTACTCTATACTCTCCAGCAGCTGGTGCGGAAGCAAAGTTAATAACTACAGCATTGGCATTTGATCTTTGAACATCTGCTTCTACTTGAGCATAAGGTGTGGCTGCTTCAAATATTTGAACAGTTACATCTGTTGTTCCAAGATTGTGTGTTATTGTGTAAGAAGTTGCTGATGAACCTAATGTTTCTGAATATTTTCTAGCAATTGCATGATATGCTGTTCCATTATTTGTTAATGTCCATGTATCAGATGTTTCATTCCATAGAATTTCTGTATCTGTTGAAGTTCCACGCTCTACAACAATTCCTGCATCCGTTGTAGGTGTTCCAGTAAATCCGCTATTAAGCTTTACCTTATTGTCTTCAATATTAATCTGTGTGGTATTTACAGAATTAACAGTTCCAATAACATTTAAGTTTCCGCCAACTTGTAAGTTACCAGTTATTTCTACATTGTCTGGCAAACCAATTGTTACTGCGGCATTGTGTCCACTATTTGGAGAAACTGTAACTTCATTTGCTGTTCCAACAATAGTTGCTACATAGTCACCTGTTGTTTGCGTATCTAATGGTATAACTAAATTTGTATCGCTTGCTGATGTTAAACGACCTTGTTGGTCTACTGTAAATGTTGGTACTTTTGTAATTGATCCGTATGTGCCTGCTGTTACTGCGGTATTATCTAAATCTATTGTTGTTACATTCGTTGCGTCGTTAAATGTTTTTGTTAAGCCAACTCCGCCTTCTACGTAAGACCCAATTGCGTCTGTAATTACTTCTAGAGAGCCAGAAGTAGAAATCCACTCTGTACCATTCCAGAAATACAGAATATTGTTGCCAGTGTTATAGTAAATCTGACCTGATACTGGGCTACTTGGTGCTGCGCCTAAGTTTTGAATTCTAGCATTGAGCAACTCATTTTTGTTGAGGTCAATACTAACTAAAAATTTTCTTGCCATTTTTCTATCTCCTTTTTAGGACAGATATGCTGTCCCTGAAAATGGCTGGGCCATTGTCAATGTTAGTCTACTAGTACTATTATAGTCTATACCTGTTTCCAGTATATCACCTGAGCTTGATTTAACAGATACGTTTGGATGAAAAAGTAAATTGTGGTTTATTACTACTGAATACAGTCCATTTACTGGACCAGTGATCTGACTCATTTCCCAAGAATACATAAAGGATACCTGTTTATCTAAAACAAAGCTCTTCTCTACGCTCCAAGTATCTGAGGTTGGGGATTTTGGCCCCCAAAATCTTGTTGTTAGGGTATCAAAATAAAAATCTCCAGGGACGCCTAGAGAATTTGCTGGATTTCCCTCTCCGCTAATAATTGTTCTTCCAGGGGAACCTGAAGCTCTTACTACTACTAATGGATTATTTTCGGTGACAATTAGGCGGGTTGCCATTATAGGGTTACCGCCCTATTTAATGTTAAATATCCTTCTAGTAATCTTGTTACATTTACACTAGGGTCAACTAAAACTAAATCATAAGCAGATTTTGGATAAAAAAGTTTTTTTGTTCTATCTGCTGAAATAGAAACTGAAAGTTTTCCAAGTGAGGGTGTTATTGTTATTCCATCTGTTTCTGAAAGGCTAAAGGCTAATTTTTTCCCACCTTGAGTATCTCTTACTTGCATTTTTGCTGTGTGGTGATTTAATTGTATAGGTTGATTGTCTTCATCAAGATATTGCAACTCAAAAGTAAACGTTGCATTCTCGTCTACTTGAAAATTTTTTTGAGCTGCCATTTTTTACCCCTAAAAAGAAAATACCCTTACACTATTTTAGCATAAGGGCATTCCCAATTGACTAATAATTACTTAGCCACAAATCCGAATTCTTTGTTGCTTGGGCTCAATGCCTTTAGGATTACTGGGGCAATTGCTGCTACTCCAGCCGCAATTAAATCTTTTGGATTTGTATTGCCAGTCATATATAGAGCTGTGGCTGCTGCCAAAAATGCTCTTCCGTATGTTCCAACTGCTGCTAAAATCTGCTCTTGCATAGTTACTTTCCCATCTTTATTTAAATCAGCTTTATCAAATTTTTTGATAGCCATTTTTATCATCTCCTCGTGGGCGGGTTGCCCATGAATTTTGGTGTTACCCAATCCTATAAGTCTACCACTAAGCGGAAATATCCACAAGTTCGCAGTTGCCATCTGAACTGCAGGCTAGGGTTGCATTTGTTGAAGTTCCGTCTTCTGTCTCATAAAATGATAAATCTTCCCAACGGATATTGCTAGGCATTTTTGCTACTAGGGCATCATATTCTTCTTTTAAAATTTCTTGATATGGAGCCTGCTTATAGGTATGCTCTGAGTGAGGTAGAAATGAAATACCAGAAACTTCATTGAAGTTTTTATATACCCATGCTCCTACTTCCATCCATTCATCTTCTTTTACAGAAACTGTAATTGAAGGTTTATGCTCACACCATGCACGTTGATATACAAGCCATATATTTAAATGATCAATTGCTGTTAAATCATTTCTTACAATTGCACCTTCTGGTGCTTTTACTGGAAATGAAAATACATAAGTTTCGTTTGGCTTCATTACATCATCTTCAACTGGAATTCCAACTTCTTTTAAAAATGTTGAAATTGGATCTCCTTTTGAACCACGAACTGTACGAACATAATATTGAGAATGCCAAGGATGCATTCCTGAAGATACCCCGACCAATTGAGATACTGTTCCAGAAGGCTTTACACATGTAATTGCTGCAGACTCAGGAATCCCAATTTTTCCAGACTCTTCGCTGTTTACTTCTCTTGCCTTTTCACGTAGTGTCATCAAGAATGCTTCTAATGCAATTAAGTCTTCTTTACCAGACATAAACTTGTGACCAAATTGTCCAGTCAAAGAAACTCCTAAAAGTCTTTCTTCTTCTGTATTGTCTTTCCAAATTTTTCTAAGATACTTAAAGTCTGTAAGGGTTGATTGCCATGTACCAAGAATAGTTGCTAGTTCTACCTTACGCTGAATATCTTTTTTAGTGTCGTTTTCACGCAATACTACTTCTGAAAGATTACAGAACTGATATGGACGCAAAATGATTTCAGAACATGGATTAGTTCCATAATGAATATCTGGGTCTCTACGACCAAACTTAGCGGCTTGTGCCTGTGCTGCAGCTACGTTATATATACCACGCTCTCCAGATTTAGAGTCATATAAAGATTTCCATTCTGCAATAAATTGTTCCATTTCTGGCTTACGAGAATATGCAACTGAGTTATTAGACAAGGCACGTTGTGGGCTTTGCTCCCACCAGTTGCCAGATTTGGCTTGTGCCATTTCGATATCATTAATATTAGAAAGAGAAATCATGGCAGAGCGTCTAACACCACCCACAACTACAACTTCTCCAATTTTACACATAATATCGTGGCATTCAATTGGCTTAAGGTTTCTGCCAGTTGCGTTCTTAAATTTTGCAATAGTAAAATCAAAAAGATTTACTAATGGTTGTGGACCAGAGGATCTTCCCCCCATTGTCTTAAGTCTTGCTCCAGCTGGTCTAACTTTAGAAACATCTATTGCTGGAATTTGTCCAGACCAAAGTAATGCAAGTAGTTCACGATATGCCTTTGCCCAACCTTGCTTTGAATCTTCTACAGTAATGACAGTAGTTGATTTTTCTAAAGATTCTGGGACGGCAGGAAGCTTATTAATATATTTATACTCAACAGAGAATCCAACACCTGTTCCACACATCAAAACATACATTGTTTCATCAAAAGATCTTGGTGAATCTACTGGCAAAAATGCACAGTTATATCCAGCAACATTATCTCTTTCAAGTGCAGCGCCAGAAGTCATTACTGCTCTCATTGATGGCATAACATTTCTTTCAAACACAAACTCTTTTAATTCCGCAACTAGCTTTTCATCTGGAATGTAATTATGATTTTCTTGCAAGTGGTTTGTCATAAAAGAAAAATATCTATCTACTGTTTCTCCCCATGTCTCTCTACGTCCTTCTGCTTCTACCCATTTAGCATATCTGGATAGTGCAATAAAATTTTCATATGGGTTTTCGATAGTATTTTTCATGTGTCGCCTTTTCTTCCGCCTGACGGATTGATTATTTTTTAAGTGAAGTATAAGTGTATCAAACTTTTTTACAAAAGAAAAGAAAAATAAATTTTATTGTTGTTTTTTAGTTAACTATAATATATAATACTCTATATATACATATATATAATATATGTTGATTTTAGTTGATTTGCTGACCCCCCGACCCCCCTATTGGAATTATACTAAATAGATATTCTTTGTCAAGAGATAAAGTATTTGACATATTTGCAAACACAATGGTATGATTATACTTCGCTATCTCTAAAGGAGGAAATGCCAATGGAGAATATAAAGAAAAGCTTAAGCGATATTGTTCATCAATATGCTGCGATAACATTAACAATAATGTTTTTGTTTTCCAACACAGTTAATGCAACACATGCACAAGCTTTAATAGTACAACCAAAGACAGAAGTACAACTTAAGAAAGAAACCTTAGAGAAGTACAGCAATACTGTTTATAAGCCTTCAGAAATGCTTTCAGACACAGAACTGAAAGAACTACTGTCAGCAGTAGGCTTTGAAGGAAAAGCCCTTAAAACGGCTTGGGCCATTGCCAAGCGGGAGTCCAACGGACGACCAATGGCATACAATGGTAACAGGAATACTGGAGACAGTTCTTACGGAATTTTTCAGATCAATATGTTGGGTGAACTCGGCACAGATCGTAAAGAAAAATTTAGCTTAAAGTCAAACGAGTCATTGTTTGACCCAACTACAAATGCAGAGATAGCGTATTATATGACTGATGGCGGAAGTGATTGGTCAGCTTGGAAGGGTTTAACCCCAAGAGCACAGGAATTTTATTTAAAGTTCCCAAATAGTTAGAAAGGAAGTGTAATGAGGATACAGTACGTGTCTACTTACATTAAACTTTCGGAAGAGGGCCTTGTTCCTAAGCTTTTATGCCCACAGGATCAGGGTTCTCTTTTATGCAACGGAGATGGAGAATCTCTTATATATCTATACTGCCTTGAATGCAATTACAAAAACACCATGGGCCTGTCTAAGTATGAAGATATAGTAAAATTAGTAGATGAACAAAAAAGAGTTTGAGTTTGAGTACACCACAGTTTCCGAAACGGATTCTATGGGTAGAGAAATTTGGTGGTTAGATGCAGGAAGACCAGAAGGCGGAAACGAGTAACTTAGAAGATAACCTACCAATGGTTAACTATATAATGCTACATAGAATTTATGACCTACTAAGTCTTATTTCAAATAAAATAGTTGGATCTGAAGATACGCAAAAAATGATATCTTATCATGAAGCAGGATATTTACTTGGGCCAGTTCCATCATTTTCTCCTCCAGAAGAATCAGAATAAAACATAACTTTGATCCTTGACTTAAAAATAAACATATAATACAATTAACATTCAGGTTGAGATTGTAAAATTTCCCTGATTGCATGAAGATGCACAAAACCCCTACGGATCCGCCTCTGTGGGGGTTTTGCATGATATAATATAAATACTATGGTACATCATTTTGCCAAATTTATGAGAAGTCCACAGTTCACTCACCCTCAAGTCTGTGACAAGGATTGCAAAGGCCAGCACAAAAATGAAAAGTGTGTATCAAAATTTGAAAAACTTCTAAAGAGAATGGTAGCAAAATAATGTTTTATGACAGAGAAGATTGCATTAAAGCTTCGTTTTTCCCAGATGATTATGGAACTCAGAGCGGCGTATTTATATTTAAAGGATTTTTTACAGACGAAGAGTGCAAGACGGTAGAAGACGAATTAAAAGATTATGATATGAGCAGCAAATATAGGGATACACTTATTAGCTGGTATGCAAATAAAGTAAGCCCACCACTAGCTTCGATGCACCCACTTTGGGAAAAAGCAAGTGAGCTTTTATATCCAGAATATGTCATGCATCCACAAGGCAACGTATTAATTATTACTCCAGAGATGAACGAAGGAATGTTTACCCATTCAGATTCTCCTGGAAAAGGAGAGTGCCACAGACTTTCTCAGGTAGATGTTTGGAAGACTTGCTGCGATCTAGACTTTGGTCTAGTTGGCTATTTTGGAGATTTTCAAGGCGGAGAAATATTTTACGTCAACATAGACAAGAGCGGGAATAGAACTGACGGAATTGGCGAAACAAATTGTTTAACAATACAGCCAGAAAGAGGAGATCTAGTTATTCATGGAGCATTTGCCCCACACGCACATGGAGTAAAGCCAGTATCTTCTGGCAGGAGATATGCTTTCTCAAACTTTGTATTAAAGGCAGAAGATAATCCTGGATCTTTTTACAACTACAAGACTCCAGAATATTATGAGCAGATTAAAGATAAAGATACACTTACGCTAGAACAATTTACTGGCATATGGATGAAACCATTAAAAGAAAATCCTCAGTTTAGCAGAGAAAACATTAATAAATTTCAGGCTTCTGGATTAGAAGGCCCACAATTATCTGATGCATATATGGGTGAATTTAAAGAACATTAAACGCCATATAGTGCGAAAAAAAGTGCGTCGGCGAGAAGAAGACATTCTAGTCAACTGTAACATATTGTTCCACGTGAAACATATTATCTGAACTGTAGCAACTTCCTGATATACCCCATATAAAGCCTGTAGAGGCTCTCTAAGCCTTTACTAGGCTATTTGCCTATCCAAGGACGGGAGGGGCCAAAATAACCCTTTACGGTAATATACTAGAGTTTCCCAGTAGCAAGTAAGACGAGATATAGACTCATGAGTGACAAGGAGAATCTAATTAGATATATGTATACTTTCCATTTCCTATAGGTCATTTTCGTCCTCTATGTCAAAGATGTCTTTTATCCCGCCCATTTTTCTAATTAGATCAGCTAAGAATATACTTGCAGAAAAGAATAGTAGTGTAGGTATCATAAATCTTTTACAATATTTATTAAACATATATTATATCCTAGTCAACTGCAATAATACTAAGTTTATCTGAAAACAATTTCCAGATCTTTTCCATATGCTCAGGCTTTAATCCATCTACTGGATGTGGAGCATCTGTATGTGTCATAGATGGAGTTAACTCAGGAACTCCTAATGCATCTAGTATATTTTGCTGAGTAATAATTATTTCGAATCCCGCTTTATCTGCATACTTGTGTAATGCAGCCAAGAACTCTCTATTCTGATCTATGCGCTGCTCATGTGTGTAGTAAGGACTAATTCCTTCATGCTTTAGCAGCATCTCAGTAAACTGAGGTAGTGGCTCTATAATCACAACACAAGACTTAGGAAAGTTTAGTTTAATATTGTCGATAAAGTTTTTTACTGTAGTATCTGCATTTTTATACTTAGGCAAAAATGTTCTAGTGTCTACATATCCCATCCATAAGGCTAATATACCATCATCCTTAATGATTGAGAATGGTTGTGGCATATGATTAACGGTTCTAGCAATTTCAACACCAGAAGACATCTCATCTTCTTCCCGCATTTGCTCAACACTAAATCCATGCATTTTTTTAGCAGCTTTAGACCAAGGAATAAATGTCACATCGTGCTTTTCTGGATAGTAATGCTCTATTGCTCTAGATAAATGACAATCACTAATCATGTATACATTTTTCATTTTATTTAAACTCTTTACCTACTGCAGCATATTTTTTTATCAGAAACTCCTTTAGTATATCATTGCTCATAAAAATGATAGAAAACTTAGATTCTAAATTTTGAACAGAATGGTCCTGGTGTTTTTTAAACCATACAACATCTCCAGCATTTAATATAAATTTTGTTTCAGTGCCTTCTGTTGGATTATCATACATAGTCCATTCTGATTTCCCCATGCATTGCCAATGTATTACATCAGCTTCATCTGAATGCTTTTTAGTTCCATGCCCTTCGTATTGTCCCTCTATAAGCAAAGGTGTAGTTTTTACGTTATATGCGCTTGAGCATTCATTTATAAAATTGTTTACATTTTCGTTTTCAAAAAAATATTCAGGTAGAGCTCTCATGGGGCCAAAGTTAAAGCCCTCATTGTCCATTACAGTTTCGTTTGTATTATATGCTTTTTCAAATAAAGATTTTATTGGTGGAGTACTGTAATTTCTAAAGACCAAATATTTATTTAAGTCGACAATTTCACGAGCCTCTTTAGAATTTATTTTCATATGTTAATTATACCGCCTATAGTTTATCTGCTATAGCGTAACTATTAATAGCGCTATTATTGCTGATAATACAAGGACAAGAAATCTTGCTTTTTTATTTCTTGGCCATTCATCAGGTACTATTACATTATTCATATTCTACTCCATTGTAGGGATACTGGGATTTGAACCCAGAGTCGTTTGTATATAAGACAAGTGCTTTAACCAGATTAAGCTATATCCCCAAGGGATTAGCGTATTCGGTCTGCCACTAATTTTTCAATGCAAAGTGTGCAAAAGTTTTCAAGTATGCCTCTAGCGTTAATACGCTCTACATACTTTGGGTTTTCGCAAAAATCACATTTCATGATCTCAGTATATCATATTCTAGTTGACTGCTATTTCAGATCTTACAAAATGTTAATAAATTTTTAATTTGTATGATACACGTATTTGAAATGTCCGTTTTGTATATATAGTCCGCACATACCCTAGCGACCTTGAGCGTGAGTGTGATGCGACTCACAAAGATTTATTCCGACACGCCCGAGAATAATGGGGTAAATGTCAGTCCCCCCTGCTAGGATTATAGTATAAAGAAAGTAAGAAACTCTTACTAAAGAAAGGCGGTAATCTAATGAACGATTATCTAGACTATATGGACGAAATCTACGAGGAACTCGTAGAGGAATATGGACACGATATAGAGTCCAAGTGTGAGCATAATCACACTAACGCCTAACGGCGTGTCGCTTGATAATGTCAGTCTAATCTGATAGTCTTACGACATACAAATTAAATAAAGAATTAGAGCGTGAGCCTAGCAAATAATCCGAAAGGTGAGCCTAGCAAA